TATATGTTAAAACTGGTCCCATTAGCAGAAACTATTTGGATCTGGATTTGTTTTTGACGAAATGATTAGACCTTTAACTCGAATACTATAATCTGCATTTGGATTAGTTATAGTAAGCTTATTTAGTAATTGTCTTGCATCATCTGCGTCCGCGTTTGCGAAATGCGAAAAAGTATCACCAATCGGCAATACAAAAGAGCCAGTTGCCGCTCTATCATACATTGTCAAATTAGCTGAATAGCTAGTAGCTTCGATTGTGTTATTTGCTGGGTAAATTACTACAAGTAAAATTCCTCTAACGTATGACTCGTCAATATCAAGCGGATATGCTCCATTTACTTGAGTAATTGCCTGTAAATTATTGTCAAATAGAGTTTCGGTTGAACTTGCGCAAACTGTTAAATCAATAAGAGAAAATCCATCAACTGGAAAACTTAGATTCTTTAGTTCACAAAAAGACGCAACTAGCTTTTCTCTATCAAATATCGAAAAGCAGCCATTTACTAGCTTTAGTGTGTTTTTGATTGGATCACCATCACACAGGTTTCCAAAAGCGGAATTTACTCGTCTTTTAACTGGATCATCAACATATTTGATGTACATTCTTGCCGGCTACTTTTTTAGACCCGGCCGCCCCTAGATAAAATCTCGTCAGAATTTACCTTCTTTGTGGTTTGGACAGGCTCCTTTTTATTATCTATATCGGGCTCTTCCAAAACTTTTGGTTCAGGCTTTATGTAATCAACTAGCGATTTAATGAAGCCTAGCGCAACAATTGGTAGAATTGCACCAGATACAATAGACAACATTCGCTTTTGATAGATGAGTTCTTCCTCATTGAGGCCAAATAATTCAATCCAACCTTGGAAATTTTCGAGATGCATGTAGGCATAGTAAGTATTACCCATTGCCTGCATTGCAGTTAGAGTAATGAATAAAAACCAAACAATAGTCTTATTCATTTTATCGAGTGCAATAATTGATGCAAGTGAAGCAGCTGCTCCAATTTCAAAGGCTATTGCTAAGCTGACGGCCAACCACGTCGGGTTAGACATCTTAAAAAAATCAATTACGTGAATCGTCGAGATAATCGAAACTAATAGGTAAAGAGTAACGAAAGTTCCAATAATGAAGACGCTCACCGCTTTGTTGCGGTTAAATGTCATTTAGTCTCTATCTTATTTTTAATGTCAGATAGGCTAGTTTTTCCTTTATCAACGTCCTCTTCGTAAATCAAAAATTCGAACATTGTTTGTTGACTGATATGTTTAACTTGACCAGCTGTTACTGGACCCATCTTAACTAGCGAATCAACTGTTTCGGTTGAGGCTTTCGCTTGCTTATATGCTTTATCGGCTTTTCTAGATACGCTACACTGTTGAACAAATAGGATGAATAGAAAACCCAATACGATTAGTTTAAAATACTTTTCAATGAATTGCATCACTTAAAAATTTTTAGTTATTTATCTGGTTATACCACTCCCAACTAGATTTTGCAGCATCTACTGCTATTTGGTAATTCACTACAGCTAATGCCAGTAATGAAATCCACAAAATAGATTTGATCCAGGTGGAAATAGTTGAGTTCCATCGATACTTGATCCATACTAAGTATGCGTAATATTCAGCAGTTTTAATGCGACGATAGTCTGCTTCAATTATCTCAAGCAGCCCGTCCTTCATAAAGACTTGATTTCTTTCCGCAATTGCTTCAGTTACTCGACTTCTTTCAAGCAAGTCTACATCTGAACCAGCTAGCAGGGTTTCAGGCAATAGATTTATCACAAAATAGACTCTACGTAAGAGGTCAGTTCTCATACCTTTTTCTTTAAGCAGTCCATCTGTATTAAGCTTGGAAATAGATTTCCTGTAAAATTGATAATTGGAAACGTCTCGATAGCACTGCACGACATTTTTCCAAAATGAAACTGGGTTTAAAAAATCTAGTATGTAACTGATCATTTTATAGAAATTCTTTTAGTCGATCTTTGAATTCTGGATTTTTATCTAGGACCTGATCTCTTAACATTTTTCTAGCTTTACGAATCTTAGTCTTCACCGTGTTAAGATTCATGTTGTATTTTTCAGCCAAGTCATTACCCTTCATATGATTAAGCTCTTTGTCAATCAAAATTGACTTCTCAATGCAATCAGGCAGAGTCGTCATCATCCTAAGGGTTTCAACGTACAGTGATTCAATATAGGTTTCTTTTTCTAAGACAAAACCAGAGTCATCAGGTCTGTCTACTTTGCTCTCAACATCGTCTAACCTAACAGCAAACTGTGTTCTTAATTTGTGTTGGTGAAGTAACGATTCGTTCTTTGCAATCGTGTAAATCCACGTAGTAAACCTAAATTTATCACTGTATGACTCAATACTCTTGAAAATCTTATACAGCGTGTTATGCAGAACCTCTTCAGTAGGTTCAGTATCGTTAAAAAACTTCCAGATAAAGTATTTTAACTTTGGGTACATGATAGAAGCAAGTCTGTTTCTATCTCTCTCGGTGTAGTCGCCGCCTTTGATTTTCTCAGCAAGCGACTGCATCTCATCGTTTAATTGGCGGTTTAATTGGTCGTAAGTGCTCATTTAGTTAATTTACCTAAGAAATGTATGATTTGGATTCTCATTTTTCCATTGTTCATATCTTTCGGTAATTTCAACTAAAATTTTGTTTCGAACAATGTCGGAATCCTTAAATTGATGAACTCCAACGCCGTGTACACCGGAAACAAGTTTGATAAAATCAGGTAACGCAACCTTATTTTTTGCGATATCGTATTGACTGACATCTCCACAAATTAATACTTTGGAGTCTCTACCTAATCTCGTTAAAAAGAGCATCAGCTGTTTGAAATCTGCGTTTTGGGCCTCGTCCAAAATCATGAATGCATTATCAAAAGTAGCTCCTCTCATATACGCTAGCGGTCTGAATTCTATAATACCGGCTGTTTCTAACCAGTCCACAACGTTTTCGTCGTGTAATAATTTTACCATATTTGATCGGTAACTTTCCATAAATGGATCAATTTTATCCTTAATTTCCCCAGGCAAAAATCCAAGCTTTTCGCCAGATTCCTGAATTGGTTTAGAAAGGATGATTTTTGAAATAGTTCCACTCAAATACAACTTTAGAGCTGCATAGCAGGCAGTAAAAGTTTTACTGGTACCGGCTGGTCCAAAACAGAACGCAATTTCGCTCTTTAGGATAGTATCGAAATACTGCTTTTGGCTCTCATTTAGAGTTACCTGTCTTAATTCAGATTGTGATAATTCTAGTGTTTTTGGAGCGCGTCTCGGTGATTGTTTCTTTGCTCTAGTCGGCATCTACGTTTAACTCATTATTTTTTAGGTAATCTGAGAGAGTTTTGCATTTTGCGCACTTCTCATAATCTTCAAGGCCTTCAAAAAAGTCCTGGGCCTTCTTCAATGTATATTCCCAATCCGCTCTTTCGACGACTACATCTAGTTTGTCGCCAAGAACTACCATATCTTTGATAAAGAGCCTGGTTGATTTTTGCTCAATAGCAGTTTCAATACCAAGCAATAGTGTATTAAAGATTCGAATTTTATCGTCAACTAGATCAAACTTCATTAGTTACTTATGAATTTCCGTAAAAATACCCCAACATTCTCTTATACTCGGAAACTGACTCTGGATCTAACGCGGTTTTAAGTTTTGGCTGCCCGACTGATGGAGTTGAATTAAGGGCTTTAAGTTCATTAAAGTCAAACCCTGTATCAAGGGTCAAATATGCTTGATCTAGTATTTTTTCGTGAACTTCTCTCAAGAAAGCTTGATCGACTCGTTCCAGTTCCTCGTTTGCAATCTCCCAAAAATTAGGTGATTCAAAGAAGGCTGATGTGTTTACGCAAGTTATTGCCAAGTCGTCATTACCGCTCTGGCTACGGTATGTACCGTTCGAGGATTTACCAAATGAACCCAGTTCGTGAATTGTTCTAAACTCGTTTGGCAAAATTCGATTGGTTCCAGAAATGTATTTGTAGCGCTCGCAATATTTTGCTTTATTGGTGACCGTTAACTTAAGTCCAGGCTTAAAACCTTTCATCGCCTCAGTGTGCTTTGAATGGATTAGCTGGCCGGGCCAAAATTGTTCGGTATTTGTAATTCGGTCTAATACATATTCTCCCTTATGATTTAACTCGATTAGGAGTCTAACTCTTTCTGGATTAAATATTGAATATGTTAATTTTTCTAGAGCATTACAAAATTCGTTAATGTCCTTCGTGTTTGTTCGTAAATTAGC